TTAGTTGAGGCTTTGGAGAAATTATCAGACACAGAGCAAACTTACGCTGCATTAGACAAAGCCGATGCTGCCATTGCAGCAGCCCGCAAATATCTGGCGACTGAGCCAAGTGGTGAGCGGGCCTCACTCATACGACGAGCAAATACGTCTGTGACCGCGCTGGATAGTCGAATCATGGAGCCGTTTTATTGCGCACTCGACCAAGATGCATCGCGCGTATTAAGCGACTGCATCGACATGCTGGAAGCTGACGCGCAGCAACGAAGTAAACCACATGGTCACTGTATGCACATAAAGTGCAGAGAAATTTGGGTTGCTTATCTTGGTTCAATCCAAAAACTAAGCAAGTACGAACCCGGTGCAACTATGCACCTGAATAAGGAGCCTTAAATGAAACTCAGATGTAAACCGAATGACCTAGCGTTAATCACCAAGGCAATCCGCGAAGTAAACGTAGGTCGTATCGTAGAATGCAAGGAGCACCTTGGGTACTTTCAGAAAGACGATCCCGTGATGTACTCAGGAGAGCAATGGGCAGCACAAGATACGGGTCATATCTGGGTTGTGTTCTGTTCTTCTGGGGTTGAAACGCAGTACGGTAGTAGTAAGGTTGCACTTATGATGGATCATTGGTTGATGCCAATTGGTGCAAATAAAAATGATCAAGTGATTGAAACTGAAGTAGAATCAGGTCTTGAATTAATTAACTAAGGAAAGAACTATGGATATTGATGAAGTCAAAGAACTAAAGCGCAATACTGAAGTTGCAATCTTTAATCTATTATGTGAGATTCACAACAAAACAGGAATGAACATCAGTTCTTTGGCCTTTGATACTGTAAAATCCTTCCCTTCTTTAACAGTCAAGCGCTTATCCATTGAATGAAACTCAGGGTATGACGTAGTGAAAACGAAACCCGAAGCCGTTTGCATGTAAACAGTTTTTGCCATGATATAAAATCCTAAGTTGATATTCTGGAAAACCCAGACAAATAACCCCTGTTTATAAAGGGTTATCAATCTGTGCTATTACTCGTCCTGATCTTGATAAAGCATCAATTCAAGCTCTGCCGTATCGCTTGCGTCTTGCAAAGTCTCGGCTATGTATCGCTTATCTAACATGGGTTTTCCTGATTGGTAGTATTCTACCCGATAAAATCCCTCGTATTCATTAAGGGATATTTTAGCACTATGACCACTTGATCTGTGAATTGTCTTGATTAATTTCATTATGTCATTCTACCTTGAATTTATTAATACTGGCGCTTATTTTCTCTGAGTTGCTTACGTTCTTTGCTGGGTTTACCCTGAGAACGATCACGTTGGATCGGGCCCTCTTTTGGTTTATCGTCGGTGTATTTCATATTGTACCTTTATTATACTCTTACTTCGCGCCATTATCTTTGGCCCACTTGCGAACTAATTTATTCCGGGTAGTATCCGACAGTTTACCAAACTTACCGCCTTGATAGCGTACCGCGTCAACACCGGCGCGAGTCTTACCAAGCCACTGCCCACGCCCTGCATCACTGGCACCTGCCCATTGAAACCACTGACCGGGTTTAAGTGCATCGAAACACAAGTTAGAATAAATGATAACGGTTTTTGTGTATTTGGACATGATAAGCATTCAATACTATTGGGCAAAATCGCCCGGTAAACCCTTGATTAATTCTGAGGGTTTACCGTGTAATTCTACCTGAATTATCCCATGTAATGTGAGATCATAGGGAGAATACCGAACCAGAATGCGATATTGATGCAGAGTAAGATTTTCATTCGGTGACTCCAAATAATTCCACGTAAAATGTGGGGTTATTTTTTACAATAGCAGCGCGGGCAGTTTGTGAACAGAGTGCTGCTATTGAAACTTCGCACCATTCCTTAGTTGAATTTGACTGTAGCCAGAAATAGTAAATTTTCATATTTGATCCATTTGTTGATTTGAGCTTTAATTATAGGGCAGATTAAATGCCCTTGTAAAGCGTGGGGTTATTTGTTCAATGACCAGAATTTATGCATTGCTTGATACTCCGGAGCGTGTGGAAGTAAATTTGAGTAAATCACATTACCGCTAGCATCCAAATCCATGATGCTAGTCCCAGTACCGTACACGCGAAAACCTCTTGACGTTTTTGTAATAGTGCGTTGCATGTTCATTTTGTCACCTATTAAACCGGAACATTCCGGCATGGCTAAATTCTAACACTATTTTCAGCTTTTCGCGCAGGCATTGAAAATAAATTCTAGGTACTTACCCTCTGGTCGATTGGCTTCGCCAGTAGCTAAGCGACACCCTCTGGTCGATTGGCTTCGCCAGTAGCTAAGCGACACCCTCTGGTCGATTGGCTTCGCCAGTAGCTAAGCGACACCCTCTGGTCGATTGGTGAATATGCTTATATTTGAATATGCTTATATAAGCAATTGCTTAATTACTGATTTTGAATTCCTAAGTATTCACCATTTCTATTCCACGGAACCATCGGGGGTTTTTCGTTCAATTACTAACAAGGGTTTTCAAAAGAAAGCAGCAAGGCTTTTCAATTTCATTCAATAGGGATTTTCAGGAACTAAAGGTAAAAGAAAAGCGACTACTGAATTTAATCAATAATCGCTTTATTATATTTTGCATTTAATTAACTAATAACTTCTGCTTTGCTGAGTTTACCTTTTTCATCAAAATAAATTTTCAAATTACTTTTAAATAAGCAACTGTTACTCACTTCAATACCGAACCCATCTTTAAGATTTTCATCAGATAGAAATTTAACCAATGGAACATTTGCATAAAGAACAACAACCTTTGGTTTAACTCTATATTGGTACTCAGGGCTCCACATTGGGTCATTAACATCATGCCATTCTACAGAAAGTGCAGTTCTAAACTGAATAGATTCACCATCAGCCCATGCTTTGATTACTTCTGAGTGCTTATGAGGTGTTTTATCTTTCATATCTTCTCCTTGCTTATAAAGGTAATGATTTAATATTAATCAAATTACCACTTGAATCCTGAGTGTATTCAGTAATACTAATGATAGTGCAGTCATCTAGATAACTTTTAAACGTATTAAAGTCACTTGCATCCGCAAATAAGTTATTAAAGTTATCTAAGTAAATACAAACATAATTTACCTTTTGTGCATTCTTCTTTGGTTGTACTCTGTATAAATATTCCTCGTAAAAAGGAGGGTGATCTAAATAGTCCCATTCAGTACCGTCTGTGCTGAACTCAATACGTTCACCATTAGCATATGCACGAATAACATCAGCGTGAATATGAGGAACTAAGGTTGTCTTAGATGTTGTATCTGATTTCATATTAGCCTTTCTTTATTAACTTAGGTTAAGTCTAGCATAAATACTAGGATTCTTCTGGGTTTATCTTAAAATTTACACGAAATCTTTCTGAAATTATCCAAGAATTATTACGGAATAAATAAGAAATTATTTAGAATTTCCTTGAAATAATTCCTCAATAAATTCTTTAGTGTTCAGGAATACATCGTTAACTTTATACATAGGTAATTTAAATTTAACATCATGAAGCAACTGCTTATTAGCTAATAGATTTATTTCATTTAACTTCTTGCAATCACTAAATGAAAGTACATGAGAAATTAGTACTTCGGGCTTCATTTGAATTCTCCTGAGAAGTCATCTTCATTAACTTTATTATAGATCAAGTCATTTAGAAGCAATTGCTCATCTTCTGGTAATTTATCAAAGTCAACTCCTTCACCTTCATCTTGATCTTCAGTGTACTTAGTCAAACGATTAATTCTAATTTCATTAATATCAGTGTAACCGTAGTAATCCCAATCACTATCCCATGTACTACTATCACCTTCTTGAATGAAAAGATCAACCGTGCAGTGCACATCGTAAGTACACAGTGAGGTTTCAATTAAGTACGATCTTTCTACTGAAAGATTACCTGAATTTATTTTGGATTTCATGCGGAATTATTTCCTATTTAATTTAGTATTAATCAAGTATTAATTTAAACAATCTGTGTTATCAGATGTTAACCAGCTATCTTCCAGCAATGACCGAGCCAATAACTTATTCGCGCAGAATGAATAATAAAACAAAGCTGCTAAGTTAAATGTCAAAAGGCTAATAATTGCTGCTTTGTACTGCCCGCGAAATGCTAGAGCTAACCATCCAAAAAAGAATACAGTCAAGGAGAAACCAAGAGGTTGGGATTTCTTTAGGCCATTCTTGGTGAAGTTTATTGTATTACTCATACTGTTCCTTTAAAAGTTAAGACCTATTGTAACCTTATTTACTAAAGTCACAGGATATTGTTGACTGATTCTTTGAGTATCCACTAAATCAATACTTATACTTACATTCGTAAAACCAGTAAGTTCTTGAAAATCACTTAGAATCTTTTGAATAGCAATTTCCATTTTAAGTTCTGCTTCTTGCTTATTTAGTATTAGTGATTGTATTGTACTCATTATTCAACTCCGAATCTATTTTTAATTGTGTGCCAAATTTGATCAGCAGCCTGCTTGCCGTAAGTACTTCGCTGGGTTTTGGATTCTTGGTCTGCAATATCAATGCACTCCTTAACAATCAGTTCAGCGAACTTTTCGTCACGTACCTGCCACCAGTATGTTTGATTTCCTTTCAGTTGCGGTACTGTTCTGTTAGCGAATATCTCAGCTTGGGATATTAGTAATTTAATTCGTTCGTTCATAATTACTCCTTATTTAAAGTAAAGCATCTTGCTGTGTTGGTTTAATATTATTGACATCAGTAATCTTATCACAGAACTTTAAGCTCATGCAGAAGTAACTTAATTCTTTCTGAGGTTTCAATGGGTTTTCTTTTGTTGGAAAGGGCCAATTTGGAGTATTCATAATTTCTTTCTTGAATGTTTTAGGAATTATTCAGGAAAAGCAGGTAAAGGCATCCAATGAGTAATACAACTTAAACACCAACCTTCTGAACAATTGCTAATCCAATTAATTGTACCATCATCTGAGTCTTTTCTTAAATAAGCAACTAATTGGGTATTGCTGTTGCAAGCAAGTACAAGTTCTGACTTACCGTAGTAATCATACGCTCCATCATTAATAACCGGTAACTCTTTATTTACATCAATCCATTTCGTTGTGTTCATAACTTCTTTCTGTAAAACATGTGTCGACCAATGATAGCACTAATTTTGTACTTCGTTGACCACTTCGGGGTACTTTCTTTAGTTTTGTACCACAACGTACTACTGGTAATCTCAGGGACCATCCGTAACGCACTAGGATCACCTGTAGTCAATTTAAAAGCAGCATCCTGTACCAATGCTGCATCTTTACCTTTAAATGCATTATAGGTCATCCTAGAGCCTTTACGTTCAATCAAAGGCATCCACTGATTACCACGGAGGTGATTCCTGTAACTGAATTGAAAGGGTTGTTGAATCACCTTGCAAAATGTACTTGGGTAGCCCTTGTGGTTCTTTCTGTTGTGCACTACAGCAAGCACTGCTAGTTTACCTTTAGTGCTTTCACCTCTAGCTTCGTAATAAACCATCTCAAGCAAACACAAGTTCTCTTTTTGAATGAACTCAATAGCTTGCTTAGAAAGCACTTTAGGGGCTTCTTTATGCAAACCCAAGGGGTAAGCTAGGGTAAGCACTAGAAGTACCTTCAGAAGCCCTTTAAAGGTCATTTAGGCGCATCCTTGATGTATCCAAATGGTACTTTAGTTAAACCGCTAGGTGAGTCTTGGTTTGTCTCCTTAGTAATAGCTAAATCTTCACCCAGTGCACCTTTAGTTAATTCAATAGCACTTGAAGTTGACTCGATTGGTCTAGTTTGTTCTACGTGGTACTTCAAAGCATCCAAGGCTATATTTAAAGCACCCATGAATTGCTCAAGTCTTTCTGCTGCTTCGCTGAATAATGAAGGCTCATCGCAGTAGTGAAATTCGTGAGTTTCTTTTAGTAGTTCAATTAGTTCAACTGTTGATGTCATGGTGTTACTCCTGCTTTCTTGAGTGCTTCGATGGCTTCGTTTATTGATTCGATAGTAGCTACTGAGTAGTCTGTCTCTATATCAAATAGATAGACAGCAGACTTCATAAGTGCACCTAACGCCAGCTCTGCAGCCATCGTGAGTGCATCACGCTCTTTTTCTAGCTTTACGATTTCACGCTCTTGACCCATAGCCAATTGATACAAATTTTCAAGAGCTTCAGCTTTACTGAGTTCTGTCAGCTTTCGTCGGGAAATGTCTAGCTTTGCTTGCAGTGCGTCACGCTCTGCGGTCAGTTTGACAATGTCTGGTGTAGCTAATGAGGTGATTGGTGCAGAGTCGATCCAGTTTTGCAATTCTTCGTTTGTCATTTTAATTACCTTTCAAATAAATAGGGAATGCCTTGCAAGTACCACCAATTCGCTTTGCTTCGGCTTTTTGAATATCTTCAGCTAAGGAACCTTTCATTACGGTAGGCACACCTGTAATCATCCATCCGTAGGGTTCTTGTTGAGGCACCTTTTGCACTGAATTGCGTCCAGCTAACCAAGACATGTACAGCCAGTACTTGTGACGTTCATCTGAATCATTAGGTGAATTCTGCTCTAATTCATCATCGTCACTTCTGTACCACTCAAGGAACTCTTGGTAGTTATCTATGGTGTCTACTTGCTCTTTTGATTTATATTGCATGTCTACCTTTCAGTTGTTAAGTCCAAATCTTAGCACAGTCAATCAAGATTTCAGCACGGATTTCTGAATTATTTTCAATTTCCTTTAAAAACATTCCTGCTTTCACTCTTACTTCACCTGAATACATTGCAAAGACACTTTCTGTGATGTACAATGCAAGCAACGGATGAACAACACTTCTGTACTAGGGGTCAGTGGATGCTGACTTACAATGCGATTCATAGAGCTTCGCTGTACTAGGTTCCTGTAGTAATACAAGGAAATGAATGAAGTAGACGCGTGAACCACTTCGCGTCCATCCTGCTAAGCTGACCCTACTGGAGGGTTCTTGATAGAGCAAGGGGCACTTAAAGGTGCAGTATCAAGTAAGTCATGTTTTGATGGGGATAAACAGACGATAGCAGACTACTCAGACTCACTACGTTTTTACGGCAGTGGGTAAGGGTTCTGTTATCTAGAATTTCCAGGGATATTATATAACTTAGAGTTACCTTAGAGTTACCTTAGAGTTACCTTTAAGTAATCTTACAGTGACCTCAGAGTACCCTAAGATAAATTCTTAGATAGTGAAGTAGTAAGATAGAACTATGCTACACTTCATTCACCTTAACTTAATGAAAGAAACTATGAATCAAGATATAACTAAGGAGGATTTGATAAAAGCATTAGAAAACAGTAAATACAGAATAAATACTACAGGTAAGTATTTAGGTATCTCTAGATCTACTGTTGAGTTACTAGCTAAAAAGTTAGGAGTAGAACTTAAAGACCCTATTAGCGGTGTAGTTCCTAAGTACAATTTAAATAGCAAGATAGTTAATAATATTTACTACAAAATGAAAAGTAGGTGCTTATCAGAAAAGAATAAAGATTTTTGTCACTACGGAGGTAGAGGTATAAAAATCCATAAAGAATGGATAGAAAATAGGGACTTATTTACAGAATACATATCTAATTTACCTAACTTTGGAATTGATGGTTATTCTTTGGATAGAATAAATAATGAGGAAGGTTATGCTCCGGGGAATGTTCGGTTTGCACTTCACAAGCAGCAATGTAGAAATAGAAGGAACAATCTAAGGGTGTTTTATAAGGGAGAAACTCGGATTTTAATTGAACTTTGTGAAGAATTAAATCTGGACATAGAACTCGTAAGTGATAGAATTAAAGATAATTGGCCCGTAGAAGAAGCATTATTTTCCCCGCTTTATTCTAAATGTAGCTTATCTCCAAAACAAAGGAAAGAAAAATATGACTAGGATAAATGTTGTACCTGTTCAAGAATTAAGTCAAAAGATGCTCTGTGGCGAATACAGGGAAATTGTAAGAGTCTTTGCATTAGCACGTAAATCTCAAGATGAAATGCACAAGAAGAAAGTACCTAATGAGTACACTCTAGGTACTGGACACTGTTTGTTTTTCTTTTCTCGATTGACTTTTATTTCAAAACGATATGACTCACTGTGCAATGAAATGCTGCGTAGAGGTTATACTTGCAATCGTGTACCAAAGGAAGAATTACACAAAGGAATTGACAAGCACATGTTCTGGGATTACATTCCAACAGAAGCTGCAATTAAGTTAAACCAAGATCGTATTAATGAAAGGTTACAGAAATGATGCTTTACACTTCTGATTTACACCACGGTCATAAACGAATCACTGAATTCACTGATCGTAAACTATTCACTTCACCTGAAGAACACAACAATTGGTTAAAGAATATTTGGAATTCTCAAGTAACTAAAGCTGATACAGTTACTCACCTTGGGGACTTCTCCTTCAGTACAAAGTACAATGAAGTAGCTGAGTTCATTAGCTCACTAAACGGACAGAAGCGAATGATTAAAGGTAATCACGACAAATCAGAGATTCTACAAAGGCTCAAAGATGACAAGCTAATTCAGAACTGGAGTCATTACGAAGAAACTAAGATCAATGAAGTACCTGTAGTGCTATTTCATTTTCCTATCTTATCTTGGCATAAGCAAGGGTATGGTTCAATTTCACTATTCGGCCATTGTCATGGCTCTTTAGTACAAGAAAAAGGACTGAGCTTAGATGTAGGTTTGGATTCAGCGTATAATCTCTTTGGTTCTCACAGATTCTTTACTGAAACTGACATACTAGATTACATGAAAACACGAAGCATTAATATCAACGATAACCATAAATTACAAACTAAATGAAATCTAAATTTATTCACCCTAAATCTTCTGATGGAATTTCAGATAACCCTTACTGCAATGACTATAATTGCAATGAAGAGGACTCATGGGCTAACTTATGGCATAATGAATTGATTAAATTGTGGAATAATGAACTAAGTGAATTAAAGGAGAATGAATTGAAAGGTGCTTATGAGTTAACTGAAAGTACATTTACAGCAAGTAAAGCCAAAGCTGCTACTGAAAGTGCAAAGCGTCAACAAGTCCAGAAAGAGATTGAAAGTCATCTTTTGGCTATCAAAGGTTCTGCCGATGCTGGTAATAATCAGATGTGGTTGAAGAAATCCAATGAAGAAGTTATTAAAGGATTAGAATCTCTTGGGTACGTTGTGCAAATCTCTAAGCATCAGTACGGTCAAGATGGTATGAAGGTGAGTTGGTAATGATTACAAAAGATGCCGCTATTCAATTATTAGTTGATTTATTTAACAGTAATAACTTATCATTTCGAGATATTTCTAAAATTAAACAAGTATTTAATGAAGCTGTAGAAGTCTGCAACGAAAGTCGATCAGAAGATGAAGCTGATTATTTAATGGGTCGTTCTGGTCAACCTAGTTTACCAAGTAAAGATACAGAGAGTGATTTCTTTTATAATCTCGAAGTCAAGGCAGAACAATCTTTGCTTAAACGAGGTATTAAACCTTCAAGTAGAGCCATTGAAGCTATTGTTGATTTTGCGTACGATGAAGCTGAATATGAAATTAAAGATTTCTACAAAAGTTAATAAGGAAAGTAAATGTACCGAATAATCATACTTTCAATTATTGCTTATATCGTGCTAGTTCTATTTTCACCTGTTTATCCTCAAGGTTCACTTGAACTTAATCCTTTGATTGACTACAGAATTCAAGGGATTATTTACAGGAATCCAGATGGTTCAATTAAACGAAACCAAGCAGTAATAGTAGCTTACAAGCGAATACACCCTTGTCCAAGTACAGGTAAAACAAGCGGTAACTGCCCTGACTGGTCATTGAATCATATCATTCCATTGTCATGTGCTGGTGTTGATGCAGTGTGGAATCTTCAGTGGGTTCCTACTAAGATCAAAACATGCAAAGAAAAGCACTGCATTGATAGGTACGAACGAAAAATAAACTCAAATGAGTACTCAGATAGGATATACTGCAAGAGCGATTTACCAATTAACCTAAATGACTAAGGAACCTATGAAGATCAAAGACATCAAGAAGAACGTAACCTTGACTGCAAAGCAACAGCATGAACTAGGTGAACTACTAAAAGGTTATAATTACCCTGATCTTTCATTCAGTGAAGGAGTTTACCTAGCATTTGAGCTAGGTGCAAGTTATACCCCTGATGAACAAAAGAGTGAATCTCTATGTGCTCTTGTTAAATAAATCAAATAATCAAGTAAAGGAATCAATATGAATACCCAAAACGAACCTAAGTACCACCATGCGCATAACTATCCTTTTAGTCAAGATACCTTAATGCAAGCAATTATTGATTTAGGTAAACAACTAGATGAAGTTAAGCGTCAACTTCTAGCATCTAATGAAAAGAACGAGGGTTTATCTACAAACCTTAAAGTAATTGAAGCCAAAGCAACAATGAACTTAGAGAGTGCCTTGTATTGGCAAGAGCGTCATTCTTCGATGTACGAAGAATACAAAGAAGAATTCCGAATCAATTCTGAGTTAAATAAGAAGTTAATTGATGCAAATGAAAAGAATAATAGTTCATTTGCGCAAATCAAGTGCATTGAGGATCAAGCAAGGACGTATTATAAAGATGCAGCGGATTGGCAAGAAAAATACACAAAAGAATTCTTTATTAATTCTAAATTAAATAAAGAACATAAAGAACTCACCGCTTACTACGAAGCAGCGGAAAGTGATAATGAACGATTGGTTGATGCTTTAGCAGTAGAGCAAAATAAAAATAAAACCCTAGAAAATAAGATCATTGAATTAAGCACAAATGACATTAAGGATCAACCTGAAGTAAAACAAGGTATTAATCTTACTCAATCCGAAGTTGATTTCTTGAAGAGTTATTTGAGCAACTGTATTACAGAAAGTCAAGAAGATATTGATTTACTAAAAGATACTGCAAAATCGTATAAGTTTAAATCAAAATTAGCTAAGACTGCTTGCTATAAAGAGGTAAATAAACTTCAAAAGAAAATTAAAGTTCTTTCAGTTATTCAGCACAAACTAAAGAAAACAGTCCTTAGCCGCAAAGAAACCAAAGATGAATTCCTAGGTTTTAATCGAAAGGATTACGAAAACGCTTGGTATTCCGTTGTAGATGCACTTAATGCTGCACATCCTAATTTCTTCCAGCATGAAGGTACAGGTGAACAATGCGCTGTTAAAGCTATTTTAAAACTAGGTAAAGATAGCCAACGATTGAAAGAGATCAAAGAGATGCTGAACAAGGCTTGAGTAAATTAAAGTGAAACCTGAATTATCCGCAGAAGGTAGTTCAGGTTTTCTTGTTTCTGAGGTATACTTCGTGCATGCGTAAAAAATTCTTAATTAAATCCACAGCCTTGGACAAAAAAGGTAATAAGTTAGCACATTCGTTTAATGATTACGAAAAATCAAACCCTTGGCAAAAATATCTAAGTTTAAAGGTGGGTTTATCAGAGCACCGAATTTGCCTTCACAGTGAAGTTAGCTGTTTACTTAAATGTAAGTCAAGTAATAAAACAGTTCACACTTTGATTGTTGAACGCTACGATTACTTAAATAAACCAAAGTTAGCTTTTCCTTGCCTTTCTTGCCAAGAAGCTATAAAATTAATGAAAGTAAAAACAGTCCTATTTACTACTGAAGATGGTTTTCAAGAGTGGAAAGTTTAATTAACTAATAAAGGGGTAATATGAAAAGTCAAACAGGTACTTATGTAAGTAGTCATAACTTAGATGATATGAGATACATTGAGGATTTAGAAAATCAAGTACAAGAATTGAAGTTACGACTTCAAGAAGAACAAATTTATAGTCGCTCACTTGAACGTGAGATTGAACGAGGACATTGACAATGGCATCACAGAATGATCTAGATGAAGTATATATGGGTACTGCTTTGCTTCATGCTGGGCTTAGCAAGGCCATCAGAGCTAAGGTAGGTGCTGTTCTAGTAACAAAGGTAGGGATCACTTTGAGCAGCTTTAACGGAACCGCTACAGGGCTTCCTAATGAATGCGAAGATACCTTAGAGGATGGTTCTTTAGTCACTAAGAATCACGTAATTCACAGTGAGTTGAACTGCATCATCAAAGCAGCTAAAGAAGGTGTATCAGTTATGGGTAGTACAATCTACACAACGCTTAGTCCCTGTTGTGCGTGCAGTGCTTTACTGATTCAAGCTGGAGTAGAAAGGGTAGTTTATCTTGATGAATACAGAGATAAAACAGGCATTGATCTTCTGAAATCTGCTAGAATTCAAGTAGAGAAATTCAAATAAACGAAAGGTGAATATGCGATTAATGCTAGGTGGTACTGTACCAGATTTACTTGTAGACACACCAAACAGTTCAGATTTAACTAATTTTGATTTCTGTGTTGTAAATGGAGCATGGTATGGGAAATACAACAATGGATTTATTAGTATCTTCGGAGCACCTTCTGGTAATTTTACAAGTACAGAGAAGGTAAATATTCTATGTTTAGATCAAGATCGTCTAAGAGGGAATTATAATGATGTATTCTGTAATTTTAGTGATGTTAATTATGTTGCACCTAGAATTAACTACAATCCGAATTTTAGTGACATGGATGATGACATTGCATTTTAATTAAGAAAGGTAAATATGAAAATTCTAATCAAGCATTCTGAGTTCTCTGTAATTTCAGATGAAATCCCTATGGGTGAACGCAACAACATTAAAGGTTTAATCGAAGAAGCAGTCACAGGAAAACTTCAGTTTCTTTGCATTAAAGTAAATGATCAAGCTACGTATATTCCTAGCTCTATTTTAATGAATTCAATGATTACGATTGTAAAGGGTTAATATGAAAGTTAAAGTAATTACTAAATACTTCGGTACATTTATATCTGATGATCTCAAGGATGTAGAGTACGATGACATTCTGAATGTAATTAATAGCGTATCCAAGGGTGACACAAATAGTCTAAGTTTTGATTACAAAGGAGATAAGTTGTTTCTTCCAGAAGAAGTACTAAAGAACTCTGTATTTATTGTTACTAAGGAATAATATGACTAAACTAAAGAAAAAAGACCTAGTGGATTTCATGCACAGTGAAAATAGTGACTACCACAAGTACGAATACACAGACATGCTAGAATGCTTCATGGAAAGTATTGAAGAACTAATCAAGCAAGGACATGAAGTGAACCTAGAGCGATTTGGTACGTTTAAACCAAAGGTAACAGCACCAATTGAAACAATGAATGTACGTACAAAAGAACGCACGATGCACACTGGTAGTACTGGAATTAAATTCACACCAGCTTTTACTTTACAACAGAGGGTTAAATTGCACTACAAGGAGATTAAGAATGACTGAAATTGAAGAACAGCAATTCCTTACTGATGTAATAACTGCTGCTGGCCTTGTAAGCCACGGTAAGCAATCTAAAGCACTAGGAGAGCGCATAAGTAAGTACGCTTGCAAGCGAATGTTTGAAATTACTGAAAAAGCAAGGACAAGTAGTATTTGGGTGCTAACAGAAGAATACAATGATCAGTTCGGGGAATACTTCGTGCATGCTTGGAATCACAAACCAACTAAACTCGAACTACTGCAATGTGGTGTTCAAAAGACTAGAAAGTTTATGAAAGATTACTTAGGCTACGTTTTAGAAGGAGGTGGTAGAATCGAGCAAGGAAGTTACTACGATGATCAATGGTACATTTTAAAGGAGATCAAGAATGACATTCCCTAAGGTTAGGATTATCTGGCATTCACCTAAGCTATTTAAGTACGCTGGAATATATCTCAAGTTAGGAAATAAGCGATACCGTATTTTTAAAGTAGGAGAGCACTAATGAAAACTAAATCAACCAAAACAAAACAATCAGAGAAAACAAAGGTATCAAATGAGGATTACTTGTACTACAATACACAGCAAGACGAAAATGAATTCCGAAACAGTCTTATGTTTGAAGTAAAAAACAATCAAAATTCTCACTGGAATGATCAGTTCTCGTTGTACAATCAGAACTTCAATTGACCTTTAATTAACTAACAGAAAGCACCTAATGACTTTAGCTAAACCTATTGATCCTCGTAACATCCATGAGTACGCCCTCAAACGAAGTCCAGAATCTTACCGATTGTTCAACGTAGTAGCACTTGATCGAAAAGGTAAAGTACTGGTTGTACTCCGCGCTGATCTTGAGTTTGATGCGGGTTCAGAAATGGTAGAGACACTTAACGCCTCAATGAATAATTGTATTCAATTCGATATGATTACTAATGTAATTAACTGATATTTAAATAATTGATTAATTGACTTATAACTAATACTTAACCCAAGAAAGAACAAATGAAGCACAACTTTGATTACCTTGAAATGAATTCTTTTGACAGCACTGAGCAGTTCAATTCCAAGAAGAAACCCATTAGTACCCCAAAACGAATTGATGAATCAAAAGAGAAGAACAAGAAAGTTGACTACAAAGTTCAGCGTCAACTTAAACGCGGAGAATAAAATGCAAACAAGTAATACCCAAACCACTAACCAAACAATTACTAAGCAATACAACGGTAATACATATACTACAGGTGAAACTTGGAAGTCTCACATCAAATCCTTACCACATCTCTTTGGCGTTATTGTAGGATTTACTACACAAGGTAGACCAGTTATCAAAATGAATTCAGGGGGAGTTGAAATCCTTATGAATAAAGAATGGATTAAAGTAAAGAAGACTACTTACTACGTATATCGCACGAGTAATGGGCACTTAATGGTAACTGAAGATAGCACTGTAAATGCACTTCATACTTTTACTTTAGAGGAATAATCATGTTTGACGTAATTCAATACTGGAATTCAATTGCAGCTAAGATTGGCGATACCCGCAAGTGGGATGAACTTAACCCTCAGTCTCAGCACTTGATTATCCAAAGTATCAATTCTTTGATTCAAGCTATTAATATAAAGTGAGTAAACATGAATCCTAACTTCAAACCTCAACTTGCATCTCAAATAGATGACTTAGATAAGATCACTTATCCAGTGTACGCAAGTCCTAAGTTAGATGGTATCAGAAGTACCATCTTTAATGGAGTAGCGTATTCCAGAAGCCTTAAATTAATCCCTAATCTTTCAATTCAGAAATGGGCTAAAGAGAATGCTCAGAACCTTGAAGGACTTGATGGTGAATTCATTGTAGGTAATCCAACATCTGAGGCAGTATTCAGGGATACTACTAGCTTTGTTATGTCAATTGATAAGATAGGGGACTTTCAGTTCTTTGCATTTGATAAAGTACAAGAAGGTACAGCAGAACAGCGTCAGAACGACCTAGAACAGCTTCCAGTAATTTCAAGGGTAACTGTACTCAAGCAGAGTTTGGTTAGCTCCAAAGAAGAACTAGAGGCTTATAGGACGGTTGCTGTAGGTGAAGGATACGAAGGTGCAATGGTCAAGAAAGTACAAGGTAAATACAAGTTCGGTAGGTCTTCGGTTAAGGAAGGCTTGTTACTTAAAATGAAACTCTTTAGTGATGCTGAATACTTGATTGTAGGGTATGATTGCAAGTACCATAATTCCAATGAACCTAAAGTGAATGAACTAGGTAGAACTGCACGTTCAACTCAGAAGGATGGAATGATTCCTATGGATACATTGGGTGTTCTTTACCTTCAGACAATAGACGGTACAAAGTTCGGATGCGGAAGTGGATTTGACGATAAGACACGAAATGAATTGTGGAAAATCAAGGATGAATTAATTGGACAATATGCTATAGTTAAATTCTTTGATGTTGGTGGTTATTCAGTACCGAGATTTCCAGTTTTTAAGGGTGTCCGAGCAATGGGGGATATATCAGAATGAAAGAAGAACAGACACTTGAGTTAGTTAAGTTATACGCTTTGACTAATAAAGCTATCAAATGTACAACAAACGAGATCGCACAATCTTTAGACAACTGCCAAGGAATTAGTGGAAAGCGAAAATCAAATGAAGCATGTTATTTTGAGTTTGAATCAACAGAAAGTAGATTTGATTCTAAAGGTAGAGACACTGACTTGCACCTAACTAAATGGTACACTCCAGAAATGGGTGGGGATAGCTATGTACCTGTTGCTGTCTATGAATATATATTACGGATTACGACCACGGAGTTCAGTGCAAGTATTGTTATGAGGCTCATTTGTTAATTCAGAAACGAAAAGAACTAAAGAAGAAGTTCGGTATAATTAAGCGCACAATGAGTCGTGCTAAATAAAGGTATCAAAAATGACTAAAGATAAACAAACAGATATGGAAGATATTTTCTTGTGGTGCGAAGGTACTTGGTGCTACCGCTACGAATTCCATGAAATGAACCACATGAGTGATGACTTTTTGATTCTTCCGTTTGATTCAAAGGAGTATCAGGATTTACTTCAGGAGTACCAAGGATGAATGAAAATAAATTCAAGAATCCAAATCGTAAGTTGCTAGTTAATAAATGGAAAACACCTGATGGTACTATCTTGGAATCCAGAAGCACTCACGACTTCGTAGATCACTTGGACACCGTAGAGCATACTTGGATGTTCGTAGACGGTGGAATCGGAAGTGGTTACATTAGAACTTCAGGTAATCTTGAGTGCCTTTGCGTGTACAATGACGACCCTCACGCATTGATCCGCGAAGAGTTTACTTGGAAATCCTACGGGATTAACGGAGAGATTAAAAAAGGTAAGTTCAGTAAGTTAAAGGATTTAGATACGGATCATATTAACGCAATCATTAATACACAATGGCATTTACCTGAGTTTATCTTGGGTGTGTTCAAAAATGAGTTAGAATACAGGCAAACAGGTAAGGACTTAATTAAGTTCATTAGAGGATAACAAGGAGTAAATTATGAAATACTGGAAATTCCCTGCGGGTGAAATTGGGGTACAAGTCCAAGACAACGGTGCAGACATTTATGAGTTAACAATGAATTTTAAATCATCGGATTGCATAATGAAACTTCTTTTAGAAGTGGATGCAATTCGGAGAATCAACAAGAATTCGAAAATTACACTCAATATGCCCTATGTTCCGTATGCTAGACAAGACCGTGTGATGAGTAAAGGTGAATCTCATAGTCTTAAAGTTTTCTGTAAATTAATCAACGACTGCTCATTTGATCAAGTAAATATTGTTGATCCTCACAGTTCAGTAACTGAAGCTTTGTTGGATAACTTAAAAACATTACAGCAACATGAAGCTTTACAAGCAACCATTTCACTGAGTACTTTGCTGACTTACGATTACTTGGTGGCACCAGATGTGGGAGCACTTAAGAAAATTTACGAGACTTCTAAGATACTAGCTAAGGAAGTTATCGTAGTAACCAAGGTGCGAGAGTTAAATACGGGTAAAATTACAACAGTAGATATTTCAGAAAATTCATTCAACAAGTTAAAAGGTAAAACTATATTAGTAGTGGATGATATTTGTGATGGTGGTGCCACATTTTTGCAGTTAGCTAAAGTTCTACCCACTGATTGCACTAAGCATTTATACGTAACACATGGAATATTCAGTAAAGGTAAAGAGATAATTCTTTCCGAGTACTCCAAAATATTCTGCTACAATGACCTGTCACTAATTACTTCAAAGGAATAAAATGTTTAATAAAACAGCACTCACTTGCGTTGACTCTTACAAACTTGGTCACGCAGATCAGTACCCAGTCGGAACTACAAAGGTCTATAGCAATTTTACACCAAGGTCAGCAAATTATTTCAAGGCAGTTTCACCTGAAACAGAGAATAAAATTGTTTGGTTTGGGTTGCAATCTTTCCTTCAAGAACTGAATGAAATCTGGCAAGATACTTTTTTTTCCAAGCATAAGCAAGAAGTAGTAAGTGAGTTTAAAAGTCTAGTAGCTCCGTTTGTAGGCCCACGCGGATTCAATACAGAACTTCTTGAGAAACTGCATGATCTTGGTTATTTACCTTTGAAAATTAAAGCTATTCAAGAGGGTTCTGTAGTAAATATCGGAATTCCTGTTCTTACCATTACAAACACAGAGGACTTTGCTTATTGGCTACCTAATTACCTAGAAACATGGATGAGTTCTGAACTATGGAAAAGTACAACCTCTGCTACAATTTCTTGGAACTACCGAAAGTTGATTGATAGTTTTGCTGAACTTACAGGGGGTAGTAAAGAATTTGTCAATTGGCAAGGGCATGATTTTAGTGTTCGAGGTATGTCAGGTATTGAAGATGCTGCAAAATCAGGAGCAGGCCACTTACTTAGTTTTACTGGGACTGATAATATTCCAGCATTGAAGCTGATTAATGATGTTTATAAAGGTAATGAAACATTCGTTGGTGGATCAGTTCCAGCTACAGAGCACTCCGTAATGTGTGCAGGAGGTAAAGATTCAGAATTAGAGACATTCCGTAGATTAATCACGGACTATCCTTCTGGGGTTATCTCAATTGTTTCTGATACGTGGGATTTCTGGAATGTAATAACAACTACAACTCTTGAACTAAAAGAAGAAATCATAAACAGAGTACCGGATTCTATTGGTATTGCGAAAGTTGTGTTTCGGCCAGACTCAGGTGACCCAATTAAAATTATCTGTGGGGATACAGATGCTGTCGAAGGTTCTCCTGAATACAAGGGGGCGGTTGAGTGCTTAGCAGATATTTTTGGAACTACTACAAATGATAAAGGTTATAAAACACTCAATCAACGAGTAGGTCTTATTTACGGGGATAGTATTACTCTTGACCGCGCGAAGCAAATCTTGACCAACTTAGCTGATAAAGGTTTTGCATCAGATAATGTAGTATTTGGAATTGGTAGTTATACATTTCAATACAACACAAGAGATACTTTTGGTTTTGCAATGAAGGCTACATACGTCGAAATTAATGGAAATGGTTTAGCTATTTTTAAAGAACCTAAAACCGATAATGGTATGAAAAAATCAGCTAAAGGTCTACTTTTAGTAGAAGGCACTTCTGGTTCTTTTAAGCTAATGGACTCCGTAACTAAAGAGCAAGAAAATCAGGGTGAATTAAATGTTGTTTATCTAAATGGGAAAGTTTTAGTTAACCAAGATTTTGCAAGTATCCGCAAGCAACTTACTGAAACAGTTTAATCAAACAAGACTTCAGCCGTAAATAGTTATTCTGTGATATACTGAAGTCTTACAATATTAAGGAGTAAATGTGAACATTCTAGATAAAATGCCAAATAATCTTATAGGTTTAATGCTAAAGGAAGGACTAATCTTTAGTATCGCACAAAATGCACGAGGAACTTATTTAGATTTGAACACAGGAATGAAATCACACGCTTATTTGTACTATGAAAACGATAAGTACATACTACGTATGCGTTATGAGAACGAAGCTGTAGTAGAAACACTAGAAGATATTGCTTATTGGATTAAGGACTGTTTACAAAGAAGAGAATACATGAATGGATCGTGGATGTCTATTGTAGATAAAGGATTCGGACCAATAGAATTTAGTGCGATTTAACACAAGGGGAGTAAATATGCTAACAGTTCAAGATTGGATAGACCAAGGCTACAATAAATTCAATAGTACCTTCAAGGAATACGCTGACTTCGGATTGCAGAAGCTAATCAAAGATGAAGTAGGAAAGAAATACTACATTACAGTTTGGGTTTACGAGAACTCAAAGAAAAGTTATTTCAGAGAAGGCATGAAAGCAATTTCATTTGCACCTGATGTACAATTCAGGATGTACGAAGATGAAGAAGAACTACCTACTGTGAACATGCAGTTAATTTTGAATGATAAGAGTACAATTCAAGAAGTTGAAGATACTATTGAGATGTACTGGATAGCAAGCGGAAAGCATTATTACGAAGTTTATTACAAGGATTAAGGAGAGTAATTGAAAAAAGTAAATCAAACAGAAGGTGAACTATTATTCCATACTTCATGCATTGGAGAGGATTGCTCAAGTAGTGATGCAATGGCGGTCTATAAGAAAGAGGATGCAGATGGTTCTCATAAACTAGACGCGTTCTGTTTTAGTTGTCAGGGTTATTTTAATCAATCAGAGTTAGAGGAAAATGGAGTATCTATGCAAGAACCAACAGTGAAGAATCAAAAAGAGCAAGTAACTGATTTCAGTGATATTCAATCTATTAAATTTCGAGGTTGGAAAGATCGTGGCATTACTCGATTTACTTCTGAAAAATACGGAGTGCATACTGAACTAAATGAAGATAATGAAGTTACAAGTCGTTATTACCCAGTCACTGTAGCTGGTAAGATTACTGGATACAAGAAACGAACTGAACCTAAAGGATTCGTAGGTATTGGGAATACTAAAGCTACTAGTGAACTATTTGGTCAGCATGTATTTGAATCAGGTCAGAAGTATTTAGTAATTACTACTGGTGAAGAGGATGCAATGGCATTTGCTGAAGCACTACGAAGTACCTCCAATGGTGTTGAATACTGGACACCTTGTGTTTCTGTCACATCTGGTGACGGTAGTATCATTAAGCAGTTTAAAGCTAACTATGAGTACATTAACTCATTTGGTAAGATTATCCTAGCATTTGATAATGACACCCCCGGCCAAAAATACCTAGAAGAAGCAGCACGTTTACTTTCACCGGGAAAAGTGTTTATTGCTAAGTTTCCTCGTGATGTTAAAGATGCTTGCGACATGATGAAGGCAGGTAAAGCACAAGAACTAAAGCAAGTATTCTGGAAAGCTGAACCATTCAGTCGTGTGGATGTATTGCACTTATCTCAAATGTGGGATGATTTTGAGAACGAGGATTCAAATGTAAAGATTCCATTTCCGGCTGCTTGGAGTCACTTGAATGAAATGATGAATGGTGGAATGGAGAAGGGTGAAATTACAGTTATTGGTGCTTTGACATCAATTGGTAAAAGTACTATTCTTTCTAACCTTGTTTATCACTTAATTGAGAACACTAAGTTCAAAGTAGGTGCAATGTATCTAGAAGGAACAAAGCGAGAAGTTGTACGTGACTTACTATCATTGGATGCTGGTGTTAATCTACGAACCAAAGCAAGGGATACAATTGATATTGATGCTTTGAAGAAACGATTTTTTGATGGTTTAGCTAAACGTAACAAGTTCGTGTATGTTGACCACCAAGGAAGTATTAGTACTACTGAAATCTTTGATAAGTTGAACTACTTAGCTAAAGCTGAAGGTTGTGAAGTTATTGTCATTGATCCTATTCAAGCTGGTGTTAACAGTAGCGATAATTCAGCCATGATTGATTTCATGGATACCTTGTTGAAGTTCGCTAAGGAAACTGATACTTGTATCGTTGCTGTATCGCACATGAGGAAGCCCTCAGAGGAGAACCCTCACGCTGTTTCGGAGTATAATTTAATGGGTTCTAGCAGCATTAACCAGATTGCATTCAATACAATTCTATTGAGTCGTGCTAAGATGGATGATTGCCCTATTAAGAAATCCAGCACTAAACTTCAGCTAGTGAAATGCCGAAGGACTGGAAATACAGGCGAAGCAGGATGGTTAAAATACGACAATGAAACAACTCATTTGCTTAGTACATCTAATCCGTATGCAGAGACTACAATTGCTACAGACGATGAAGTAAAAGCAATGCAGCAACCAAGAAACGTACAGATTGATTTTTAAAAGGAAGATATGATTAAAGACGTAGTTTATGACTTAGAGACATACAGGAATTGCTTCACTTTTACTATTGTATTAGTTAATAATCCATCACGTATCAGAACTTATGAAATCTCTGATCGTAAAGATGATACTGAAGAAATCTTGCTGTGCTTGCGTAATCTACGTAAAGGTAACTACAGAATGATAGGGTATAACAACTTAGGATTTGACTACCCTATCATTCACGAGATTATGATTAAATCCGCTGAAGCAAAGCAGAAGAATAAACCCCTGAAGCTAACAGCTAAGTATCTTAATTCATTAGCTCAGAAGCAGATTGATGCCACCAAAGAGGGTGGATTCCCTAAGATTATCAAAGACGAGATTATTCCTCAAGTTGACTTGTTCAAGATTCATCACTTTGATAATAAAGCTAGAGCTACTTCTTTGAAGATGCTTGAGGTGAACATGCGAAGTGAAAACGTAGAAGACCTTCCGTTTCCTGTCACGAAGATTCTTACTGACGAAGAAATGGATGAGTTAGTTAAGTACAATAAGCACGATGTAATGCAGACATTAAAGTTCTACAATTACTCAAAAGAAGCACTTCAACTAAGGGTAGAACTCACTGAGAAGTTCGGATTTGATTGCACTAACTTTAATGATACAAAAATTGGTAAAGAGTTATTTATTCGTACTCTTGAGAATGAAAAAGCTGGATTGTGTTATGAAGTAACAGATCGAGGTCGTAAGATGAAACAGACCAAACGAGATAAGATAGTAATTAAGGATTGTCTGTTCAGTTACATCAAGTTCACTCGACCTGAATTTATTGCTATCCATGAATGGTTCAAGAAGCAAGTTATTACTGAAACTAAGGGTGTATTCACGGACTTGTACGAACACCAGTTAGATGATGTTGCTAAGTACGCTGAGATGATAGTAAAGCGCAAGAAGCTAAATAACCCATTGGATTCTAAAGATAAGCGATATGTACCTACTGAAGATCACTTGAATGAAATCAAGAAAGAGTTCCCTATGGGTTGGATTGAAAGTAAAGAACTGAAGTCACCTAAAGGTGCTAGTTCCTATTACTGGTGCTATCACGTTTCACCTACGTTGAATGTAGTTATTGATGGCTTTAGGTTTGATTATGGTTTAGGTGGTATTCATGGTGCTAAACAAGGCGTGACTAAAACAGAAGGAACCAAGGTACTTAGGACACTTGACGTTGCTTCTTACTATCCAAATATGGCTATTAGTCAAAGTGTGTACCCTGCTCATTTAGGATTAACATTCTGCAAGGTATACAAGAACCTGTACGAGGAACGAAAGTTGCACAAGAAAGGCTCAGCAGCTAATGCAGCACTTAAACTAGCACTCAATGGAACGTATGGGGACAGTGCAAATGAGTACAGCCCTTTGTATGATCCCATGTACACTATGACTATTACAATTGGAGGTCAGCTTTCACTTTGTATGCTAATGGAGAAATTAATTGACGAATGCTTCGCTGAAATTATTATGTGTAATACCGATGGTTTTGAGTACGTAGTTGAAGAAAATATGATTCCTTTAGCTGACTCCTTAGTTAAAGAGTGGGAAGAAATTACAGGGCTTCAAATGGAAGGTGATACTTATGCTGCTATGTATATCCGTGACGTCAATAATTATGTCAGCTTAACCACTTCTGGTAAAGTAAAGACTAAAGGTGCATATGAAGTTCCTGAGTACAAGCTATCTGGTTACAATGAAATCCTATTTGAGAAACTAGGGTGGAACAAGAATGCTTCTTGCATGATCGTACCGTTTGCTGCTGTAGAGTGCTTACTTAAAGGAATTCCTGTAGAGGATACAATTCATAATTGGAGCAATCCATTTGACTTCTTGTTAAGAACTAAGGTTCCTCGTAGTAGTCGGTTGGTTCTGACTTACGATAATAAAGAGGAATTACAGCAGAATATTTGCAGGTACTACCCTTGCGAGGACGGAGGTAAGTTGACTAAGATCATGCCTCCGTTGGTTGAAGGTGATGAAGAGCGTAGACTTAGTATTGATTCCGATTGGACTGTTAAGACCTGCAACAACATTAATGATTTTAAATGGGATGTAAATTATGATTACTACATCAAAGAAGCAAATAAGCTAGTACAATCAGCTAAAGGAGACCAACAATGAACTTCCCATTTCTATCAGTCGAAACCTTCACTACGCTTGTCCTTGAAGCTCAGGATTTATCCGAAGCCGATCATCGAAAAGGTACTGGAATTTTATCTTTGCATGACTTCGCAAGGAATGTGATTTTGTTGTACAATCAACTTCAGATTGAAGATGAACTTAAAGGAAACCAAGAATGAACCAAACCTTTGATTACTTATTTAAACCCAACATGCACTGGAATTACATCAAAGAGAGCACCTATCTTGTGTTGCTCAAGCACTTCGGTAGTGATAAACTAAAGATTATTTCTAAATAAAAGAAAGGTAAATATGACTAACTTAAACGAATGGTTCGCTAGTACAATTAAAGAATCCTCTGTACGTAAGGCATTAATTTGTAATGACGGTACTTCACTTTCAGTGCAAGCCAGTGATTTTCACTATTGCTCACCTAGGATTAATAATTCACCTTTTTATGCCACTGTAGAAGTATGGCAAGTTACTTCTGAAGTACCTGAATCTTTGAATAGCTTCTGTAATCCG